TCTTCTTTAGCGCAACCATCGAGGACAACTATTGGGTAACTATTGTTACTATGATAAATCTCTACTTCCCTGTTAAAAAGCAAGTTGCAAGTAAGTTCAGTGAAAACGGATAGTCGGTCTGATTGGATAGTATACGGATTGGATAGATTAAGTGAGCGGGTTTTACGTGGCTAGTAACGGCTTCATCTCCGTAGTAAAAAACCAGGGCTCACCTAATATCTCTACACATACAGTGTCATTCTCCAGTCTTCACCCGTCGTATTCGATTGCGGCTCTAATGGACTAGGTGGGTCGATTGAATTCGATTCGAGTGTCCGCATGTAAAGTAAATATGTAAAGTTTACGTGATTAAGATTTTTTTTTCAAAAGTTATTACTTTGGTAAACTTGCGAAAATCGATACGCTTTTTGTATCGCGACTAGTATTATATAGTATTAAATAGTATTTATTAGTATATTAATACATAATATGTATCAATAATTAACTATAACTCTGAGTAATAGAAATGGAGAAAAAAAAATCTCGGGAAATGGTATTTTTTGGTATTTGGGAAAATGTGTAAAGTATATCGCACTTTTGTAAAGTACTGTAAATGTGTTTTTATATGTTATTTTGGATTGTTTCGGACTGTTAGGGTAAACGGCCAGAACACTCTGGCCAAGGTTTGGTTAGGATTACGCGTTAATTACCATGTTTTAATAACATTAGCTGGTAATTCTGGTAATATAGATTCTAGTTGAGCTATAGTATATCCAGCTAAACCTGTACCTATTGGTGTTAATAGAAACTCTAACTCTTGATGGTTTTTTGCATAAGCAATAAATTGCTGTAGATATCTTTGTATTACTTCTAAAGATAATACTCTAAGATTTGCATCTTTAGTTGGTATTGCATAGCATTGACCAGTAGGTCCTTGACCTATTCCATATTGTGCTCCAAAATGCATTCTTGCATATAAGGCAGCACCTTTACCATGTCTACCTGCTAGATTTGAACCAAATACAAATACTTGATTCTGTTTTAACCTTGTGATAAGCATCTTATCACCTCACTTTCTTGAGCTAATTAGCTCATTGTGGTACACAACCTAAGTCATGTACCATATCAGCTAGTTAACTTCTTTACTGTGATTATCTATGTATTCTTGGTAGTATTTATTATAAAGTTCTATAAACACATAGTTTTGTAGTTCAATTACTCGTTGTGGTGTCATACCAAGCAGAATACCATCTACATTACTCAATGCATATTCACGTGCTTTTTGTTCTAATTCTTCTTGTGTCATTACTGTTCTCCTTTCATATTATTTTCAATATAGTAACTAATCTCTGCTGTATCTCCTGTTCCACAAGCAGTGTGTGTAATAGATATTTCTTTACTATCTATATGAACATATGTTGTATCAGGATGTTTTAAATCTTCTGCAATACTTTGTATAAGTTCAGTACCATCTGCTATTATTGTTTGTTCAAACTTTTCCTCAACAAATGTGTTGTCATATTCTATTGTACTAAGCTCAACAACTCTTCTAACTTTGTACTTTATATAAACATCAATATTCATTATTATTCACCTCCTTTCTTGATATCTAATACTATTCTTGTAATTAGTTTACAGAGTCTTTCTTCTTCTGTTTTGGCTGTGTCATATTCATTTTGTAATCTTTCTTCATGTTTCTTAGCTGTGTCTTTGTTGTCATTTTCATCTTTGATGTATTTTCTTTCATTGTCTCTTTTTTCTTGTTTAGCTTGTTTATAGGCTTCTATTGCATTATCAACTAATGTGTTATGTAGTGTTCCTAGTTGTGTGGCCATTTTCTCTAGTTTATGAGCTTTGACATAAGCTGTTATTTCTTCTATGCTGTATGACTCAATACCTTTGCTGTATTTCTTGTTGATGTTGCAGATATGACTGTGAACTATACTGTAGATGTCTGATATCCCTTTCTCTAGATTTTTTGTATCTACTTCTTTAGATACTGTTGTTGTTTTCTTTGTTGTTAGTTTTGTAGCTTTCTTCATATTATTTTCCTCCTTTGCTACTATTTTTGTGGTACTCTTAGTAGTACCTGTTGTGGTCTTCTTAGATGTTTTAGTACTCTTATTAGTACTTGATGTAGTAGTCTTAGATGGTTTTTTAACTTCTGACATTTCTATATTCCTCCTTCTGTCAAGGATATCTTTTATATATCTAGTTGTTTAAATATTTAAATTTGTTTTCCAGATACCCTGGGTTGGCCTTTAATCCAGCCAGCTCACAGAGTGGCATTATTTCGACAAAGCCGACACATGTGTGTGTGGCTTTAATAAAATACACAATTGTTTACTTAATATAAAAACTGTGCTATCCTAAACATAAGGAGGAATTATGAAACCAGAACTTGAAAAATACATAACCATCGGTATTACCAAAGACGGCAAATGTGGTGTGTATGTAACTCCACAGCTTGATGCCGCGACTACCTTTCAACTACTAGGAACGCTAACTAAACATCTATTAGATGTCTTTACTGCAGTTGCTGAACATGCGATTGATGAAGACAAGCTTACGCTTAAGGAGCTTGATGCAGCGCACAAGGGGATCCGTGAATCCTTATATGACACAGTTGATACCCTAACATCTAACGTTTTGAATAGTTACTATCCAGATGCACCTAGGCTTAGCATTGAAGATGAAGCTATCTTAGAACTTACAAACAAGAAAATTGAAGAAAGATTCAACGCTCTATCTGATGAAGAGAAGGCTGCATTTGCTACAACCTATTCAAGAATTAAAGACGAGATCTTTAAGAAGACGCAAGAGGACACAGATGAGTCAACGTCTGAATCTAGCACAGATTAAATCGGAAAGGTTACTAGAAAATGCCAAAGATTCTACTTCGGACACTACTAAAGATATTGTTCAAGATCAGACAATAGATGAAGCACTAGAGCCGTTTGAGAATTATTACGCGACTAAACCAAATACGATTCAAGATACCTTATATAACAAGCACCTATGTCCTAGGTGCTCTTCTCCGTTAGTGCCAACTATTTCAATCTCAGGAGCACCATCTACAGACTGGCTAGAATGTTCGAATGCTGTATGCAATACATTCGTAGATACATACCATCCGATGCCACACCAAGCCGCGGTGCACCTTGATTCCCATCGTATTATAGGTAACTTCGGTTCCTATGGTACTGGAAAAACTAAGACCTCTGAGAAAGAGATTGAGAAACATATTCTGATCACACCTAACGCTAACATATTATTAGGTGCAAACATTACATCTCAATATGAACAAACCTTACTTAGAGATTTTGAAAAGTCTTTTCCACTTGCATTTCAAGAATCTAGGTCTGTACAAAAAGCCTACATTGACTTTATCAATGGAGCGAGACTTATGCTTCGACCATTTGACGATCCAGATAAGCTACGTTCAAATAACTACTCTCTTGTTGTTATGCTAGAAGCATCTGAGATAGATGCAGATGCATACCATCAATTAAAGACTCGTTTGCGTAACATGGCTGCAGCTACAAAGGATCGCAGATATTCATGGCGTAAGTTAATCTGTGAATCCAACCCAGACTCTGGATGGATAAGAACTGACGTCTTACTTGTCTCAGATAAGATTTATAAGCATGGTAGATTTGCAGATGAAGACTACGCGTCTCAACAAGATCCACTTGCAATAGACCCAGCCATCTCTACACATATAGCATCTACAGATGTTAACCATTACCTACCAGCAGACTACATTCAAGTAAACTCAAGAAATAAACCTGACTGGTGGATTAAGAGATTCATTCATGGATCATTTCTATTTGCTGAAGGTCTTGTTTATCCGAGTGCAGCTAAGTGCGTTGTTCCTACACCAAAAGACTCTGAAGGAAACCCACTAGGACCTAAGCATTTTCCAGACTGGAAGATATTAATTGCTCACGATTACGGACTTATGGATGAAGCGACATTTGTTTATGCTGCTGTTGATACAAAAAGAAACAAGCTCGTAGTCTATAAAGTTGAACACACTAACAATGCACCACTAAAAGATTTAGTTGCTTTGTTTAAAGAAGGTTCTAAAGACATTGCTTTTGGGCAATTGTATACAACTCCGATCATAGATCCTAAAAATAATAAGCGAGATTATAATAAAAAAGATTTAATATCTCATTACCAAGACTACGGTATTAGTTTTAAACCTGGATATATTAATGTTGATGCACGTATTATAAGATTAAACGACTACATTGAATCAGGTTGTCTTGAAATATGGGATTGTTGTACGTTCCTAATTAACGAACTAAAAGAATATAAGTTTAAACCAAAGTCATTAGATGACAAAACATCCGATAACAAACCAATTGATGCTAATAACCACGCAATTAACGCTCTTGAATGGATTGCGATGGAACTTCCTGCGAATCCAAACCGTTTATTCCTTACTGGATATGACGAATATGGCAGACCAATTTCTGCTGAAGAAGAAAAAGCTGAGGCTAAACGCAATCAAGTGTGGCAGTTATCAGATGATTCAGATGAAAATCCATTACAATACGACCAAACTACAGCGTTTGGTATAGAAGGAGGTGTATTTTAGAATGGAAAATTTATTATTTTTTATACTTGGAGCACTATTAGTATTGCTAATCACGAGAAAACCATTTAAAATTATAATTGAAGAGCACCATATCGAAGATAATAAGCCAATAACCCCTATCGATATGGAGGCTCTTGAAGAAAAAATGCTTAAAGAAGATCCAAAAATGGACCAAGCTTATAAAGATTTAGATGAAACACTTAAAGAAGTGAACGATATTATGGGAGGCAGTGATCGTGTATGAGTAAAACCAACACAAAAAAGATACTAAAAGACATTTATGGCTCTGAGTTATTACCTGAAGGTATAACTATAGAGTGTATTAAGCACAGAATCAAGGATACAGAGACCAGATACACTAAAGTAACTGAGCGTATGCGTATGCTTGATGGTACTGACCGCGGAAAAATGTGGGATGTTATCCGTGCAAGGTTCCCTAAGTACCAATTAACCCCAGATTCTAACTGGGTAAACTATATTAAAGAAAATATTTTAGCTTCAATATACACGACTGGTCGTTATGCCAGTCTAATGCCACGTTCTGAAGACGATATTAAGTATGTTGTAGAGTTTAACTCAGCTCTTGAAACAATTTGGGATAATGTTAAAGCAGATTATTACCAATTCTTAGCTGGAGAACGTGCAGCCCTACTAAATATAGGTGTAACTATGGTAGGTTGGGACAAGAATCTAGTAGGTGGAACCAAGAATTATTGGTATAAGGGAGATATCAAGTTTAAGAATATAGATCCTATGAAATTTAGACGTGATCCTTATGCCGATGTGTTTGATAATTCCGAATTCTGCTATTACTTTGATGATTATTCTCTAGAAATAATTAAATCAAAGGAAATATACAAGGAAAGACTCCAAGAAATAGAAAAGAATATAGGAAAGCTAGCTGCATTCGGTGAGATAGAACAGTTTCCTGCAGCAACTGAACGTGCTAAAGGCGCTGATTCTAGATCGAATTACCATAGACTTACCTATTATTACACTATTTATACGGATGATTCCAAATCTAATAAGGATGGTTATAAGATATGTGAGGTTCACCTACTAGATGAACAATATGTTCTATATTGTAATCAAGATTTGAAACCTCGTATGTTCCCATTTGCTGTATTATATTGTAATGATCCAGCAGGAGACTTAGTTGGAGCTTCTGAACCAGCTAAACAATTTCAATCTAACTTAACTTATAACTTATTGAATTCCATTTATGCAACTCATGCATATAAAGCGCAACGTCCACCAAGATTTGTTAATGCTGCATCAGGTATTAACCTAAGACAGTTTGCTAAATATGGTAACGATGCAGATAAAACATTTATTGTTAATGGAGATGCTACTACTGCAGTACACTACGCTCAATTCCCACAACTTCCACCTGAGTTATTACAAGTTAAACAAGACTTAGGTAATGACATTAAGGAATGTTCTGGTATTGATGCTGTATATGCTGGTAAGAAAACTAACTCAATTCAAACTACTGGTGGTATGGATGCCTTAATGGAATCTACTACGCAAAGAGATAATCAAAAGATATTCTTATATGAAGAGTATACTAAACGTTTAACTGAACTTGTTGTTAATAATCTTGTTATCTATGGTGATAAACGTTCTTACACAGTTAAAGATCCTATCACACAGCAAATTAAAACTGTACAGTTTGATTTCCCTGCAATAGATGACGATATTAGATTCCGTTATAGTTTAGATATACAATCTTATTTACCTAGAAATAAAACAAGACTGGCTGCTATTGCTAATATGCTTCTTGAAAAACAAGCTCAATATAAACCAGATCCTGAAATCATTACTGTTGAAGAATGGTTATTGATGCAAGATATTCCATTCAAGGATATGATATTTAAACGTATGGGTATTCAACGTAATACTCAAATTACAGAGCAAGTTGCTAAAACGCTTGAAATGTTTGCTAATCTAGTAGAAGGTGGTGTCGACCCAGACGTTGCTGTTGAACAAGTAGCAAATCAATTACAAGCTGATCAACAACAAACTACGCTAGGTAACACTGCAACAGCTGCAGATATAGGAGGCTTAGTCGGTGGTTCACCACAAGCGGCTCAGGCGGGAGTAGATTCGCAAACAGCTGACTTAGCTAGTGCACTACCTATGTAGATAAATTAAGAAAGGAGGATGCAAAATGGCTGAAAATGTTATTCATGAATTCCCAGGAGTTTATGACGAAGATATGAATACTGATCTTTATCTTTTAGTTGAAGAAGAAATCACTGAAGCACAATACAACGCTATTAAAAATACTTATGGCGTTACTGGTCCTGATTTCCAAATCGTTAAAAGAGGAGCTAAGTTCTTTATCAAAGGCGATCAAGACATTGACAAAATTAAAGAAACTGTTAATGGACTTGTTGTTGATAAAGGCGGAGAAGCTGTATTCGGTGATTAATAAAATTTATAGAAAGGAGATTCTATGATTAAGCTAGCTTATAATAAAGAAAAACCATGGCTTGTATTTGAAATAGATAAAGTTATTAGAGAGCAGTTAGCTGGTGGTATTGTTGAA